ACCATCGGCACAAATAACCATCTGGCCGTATTCTGCTCGGTGCTTTTTATTATACATACGAATACTATTCAGTATCATATGTCTGATCATATTCTCATCATTTAATTTTTGCACCATGATGTTGGATAGTGCGATCTGACTATAGTCAAGTAGTATCATTTTGGTTTGTTCGCCTGTATTTTATTATAAAGAGCATCTAGTTCTTCTTGTAAGAAGTGGTCAACGCCTCCGAATCTCATAAACATCGAGGAGAGTAAATTAACAATCACATACATATCACGTGATTCCTCTAACTCTGGGTCTCTAAACTCCATATCCGCAAATGCAGTTCCATACTCTTCAGTAAGGTAATCTTCTATCATTAATAGAACAAACTGTGAAGTATCTACACACTCTTCAGTGAAATTCTCGTATGCCCAATGAGTCTCGGACTCGATCTGTTCCTGCCTTCTTTCTGTTGGAAATGGTATTATATTGTTCATAATATGTATATTATACTACCTTTTTGTGAATTTGTCAACACTTATTTAATTAAATTTTTAACGGTTTGACCACCTATCTTACATGCTATAATTCCATTATAGTAATCTTCTGTAAGTAGTACATCCCGATCAAATTGTTCTTTAGCTTCCATATAAGCAAGTTCCCCTTTACCTTTACATAAATGGAGTATTTCTCTATGGAAACCTTCTGTGCCGTGTTCTTCTATCTCTGCAACTAGGTGTTTATTGGAACCCCAATAGGTTCTCCAGTCTGATTCAACTTTAAGCTTCTTTCGTCTTTTCCGAGTCTTTGTTATGGGTAGGGTCTTCTGACTCCAAAAGAACTTCTTTCCAATGTATTTCCTTTGTGTGGTCAGATTCGTTATTAAGTAAACAAAACCGTACACGTCTTCGTGACTGAATTCTTCTGGCGGATGCCATTCTACTCCTTGATAGAGCCATGGTGGGTTACTCCTCGTAATCTTCTTGGTCATAATCTAGGGTTAGAGCCTCATTGTTATATCGTGGAATAGCATCTATCTCTACTTGCGTACCACAGTTAGGACAGAATCTGTCGTCTGTATCCCATTCGTCTTCTATATTTATAGAAGATAATTTATAACAACATTGACAATCAATAGTACATTTCATGCAAACTCCTTTTGTTAAATCTTTTGAAACTCGGTCCATCCACCAATTGGTTGTCCGTCTATTTTAATTTGAGGAAATGTTCTTGCTGTTGGGAATGTTTCTAACATCTCCTCTCTACCAAAATCAACTCCAAGTTTCTTAACCGAATATGTATGTTCAGATGTTTCCTGAATCATGGCTTGGGCTTTTCTTACTGCCATGTCACAATATGGACATTGGTCTTTACTGTAGATTTCTATAATCATAAACTTAATCCTGCCATTGTTTCGATTGTTACATCTTGTTTTACACCACCGGTTATATAAGAAGTGATTTCTGTTTCCTGTGGAGCAACCTGTACATTACCACCACCAATCCATTTTTCGGTCCATGGTAATGGATTCATTTTGGATACGGTATAAGGGCAATGTAAACCAATAGCTCTCATTCTTTTACAACCAATCCATTCTATATAGTCTGATAGTAGTTTTGCGTTTAGACCGATCATTGATCCATCTTTAAATAGATACTCTGCCCAGGCTTTCTCTTGTTCTATTACATCAACATATAGTCTAATAGAAGCGTCTTCCATTTCTTTAGCGATCTTAACAAAATCTTTATCTTCTTTCTGTAGAAGTTTAAGCATTGTAGTAGTAGATGCGAGGTGGACATTCTCGTCTCGTGCAATGAATTTGATAATTTTAGCATTACCTTCCATCTTCTTCAGTTCAGCAAAGGCCCATGAACATGCAAATGACACATAGAACCTTACACCTTCCAATGCATTGGCACTCATCATAGCCATCCAGATAGCTCTCTTGTGATCCATCTTATTGGTAGGGCCGTGATTAGCTGTTACGAGGTCGTCATAATATGTACTAATAGAATCTGCACAATTACTAATTTCTTTAGTGTTTAGAATAGTATCGAATACTACGCCAGGTGATGGATAGATATTACGGATAATATGTGTATAACTTTTAGAGTGAATAGTTTCAAAGAATGACCAACATTCAATCCAGTTTTCTACTTCAGGTAATGAAGCAATTGGTAGAAATGCTAAATTAGGAGCACGGCCTTGGACACTATCCAATACAATCTGTCGTTTAAGATTGGACGTGAAGATGTGCTTCTCGTGTTCTGTAAGAGAATCAAAGTCCTTCTTATCTTTTGAAATATCTACCTCTTCGGGTCTCCAAAAGAATCCAAGTTGTTTCTCTGTAATCTTATCTAGTTGTGGGTATTTTAACTCATCATATCTTTGAATATCAACCGCTTCATCTAAAAACATATTCTTCTCCATGTGCGACTTTTTATTCTTCTTCAATATTGGCATTCACTTTCCCTTGTTTTCTAAATCGTTTATTATATCCCTTTTTGATACTCTTAGTAACACCAGGGCTCGTTAAGTACTTATACCACTTTCTTGCAGGAGTAAGAGCATCAAACTCGTTACCACCTTTTAATGGTATTCTTTCTTTCTTCATATCTTACAACTTTCACAATCATCGTCATCATATACTTCAGATTCACCTTCATAACTGTGATGTGTTGCCTCGTCTGTTATCTCGCCAGAACCATCAAAGGTATTAAAGTAATACAACTGCTTTAATCCAAATTTATATGCAGTAACTGTATCTTTTATCATTTCTGACATAGGGATTTTATTATCTTCAAAATGTTCTGGGTTGTATGAAGTATTAACCGATATACCTTGGTCAATATACTTCTGTAAGATAGCACAAATCTTTAAGTAGCCGTCGGGAGATTTTTGATCCCACAACAAGTCATACTTGTTCTTTAGGTGGTGGTAACCAGGAACTACCTGGGCCATGACGCCATCTTTAGACTGTTTATAACTAACCAATGCACGAGGTGGTTCAATACCATTCGTGCTGTTAGAAATTTGTGCAGATGTTTCGGCTGGCATTAAAGCCATGAGAGTCGAATTTCGTATACCTGTAGCTTTAAGTTGAGTTCTCAGCTCGTTCCATGGTAGACGTTCATTATGCTCTATTAAATTATCTATTGCACTCTTATATGTATCAATTGGGAGAACCCCAGAGCCATATTTTGTCTCATTATTTAAAGGAATTTTACCTTTTTCTTCTGCTAAGTTGGCAGATGCCCTAATTAAGTAGTATGACCACGCCTCTGCATATTCATCTACTGTCGCAAATGCAGATTCATCATACTTCATACCACGTTTGGCTAAGAAATATGCGAGGTTAATAATACCAATACCAAGAGGTCTACGTGCCATAGTACCATTCTGTGCAGCAAGTACTGGGTAATCCTGATAGTCAAGTAACTCATCCAGTGATCGGACTGCTAGATCACAGTACTTCTCAAAGTCTTTTGGTTCATTAATTAAACCCCAATTAATTGCAGATAATGTACAAAGACTAATTTCACCATTTGGATCATCATGTGACTCTAATGGTGTAGTAGGTAAGTCAATCTCACAACATAGGTTGCTCATCTTAATAGGTGCAAGTTCGGGTAAGAATGAGCCATGGTCATTAGCATGGTCGACATTCATTAAGTAAATTCGGCCGGTATCTTTTCTTTCAGTTAAGAATGACGAGAACACTTCTACGGCTGGTAGTGTTTTCTTGCGTATACTATGAGCTCTTTCATACTTCTCATATAACTGTTGAAATTTTTCTTGGTCTGCGAAGAATGCATCATATAAACCAGGTACATCATTTGGATCAAAGAATGTAATATTACCACCAGTCAATAGTCGTTCATACATCAGTTTATTAAATTGGAATGCATAGTCCATATGACGGACTCTTGTCTCTTCGATACCTTTGTTGTTCTTTAGTACTACTAGGTCTTCAAATTCATAATGCCAGACTGGTAGATATACCGTTGCTGCACCACCACGAACACCACCTTGGGAACAGGACTTAACGGCCGCTTGGAAGTATTTTAAGAATGGAATTAGTCCAGTATGCACTACTGAACCATCACCAACTTTGGCTCCTTCGGCTCTAATAGAACCAGCACCAATACCAATACCTGCTTTCTTACTAATATATTTTACTATAGAGGTAGTAGTAGAGTTGATAGAATCAAGACTATCACCAGATTCGATAAGAACACAACTTGAAAACTGACGGGTCGGAGTCCGTACACCAGCCATAATCGGCGTAGGCAACGATATATAGAATTGCGAGATTGCATCATAGTAGTCCTTAACATATTTTAATCGGGTTTCTTTTGAATAGTTTGTAAACAGCGTTGCAGAAACCATCATATATAACATCTGTGGAGTTTCATAATGAATCTTGTTCTTACGGTCTTGTACTAAATACTTACCTCTAAACTGTTCCATCCCAGTATATGTAAAGGTATCATCTCGTTCATGTTTAATATATCTGCCGAGTTCTTCGAGCTCTTCTACAGTATATGATGTAAGTATTTCTTTATCGTATACATCTCTTTTAATATTCTCATTGATCAGCTCTACTAAAGGCCAGGGCTCATAATCGCCATATACTTCCTTACGAAGTTTATAGTTAATTAACCTAGCTGCCACAAACTGATAATTTGGTGTGTGTTCTGATATTAACTCTGCAGATGATTTAATAAGTAGCTCGTGGATATCATATGCAGGTATATTATTATACAACTGAATATTAGCCTTAAGTTCTATCTCTGATATACTGACACCAGTAATATCTTTACATGCCCATTCAAGTACCTTGTGTACTTTCTCTAAGTCAAATTCTTGTTTAGTTCCATCACGTTTAGTGACATCTATTTTCATTACATTTATCCCATTCATTGTTATTCCGGTGTTTAATAGTATATATTATAACACACTTTAGTGTGCTTGTAAACAACTATTTCAATTATTTTTTGAGGTGTTTTACTATCTCTTTCGCATGAATTTCAGTAAGAGTCATTAAATCCTCTTCCATACCTTCAATACGGTCAATCA